GCTTTCTACCCAACTAAAGAAGAAGTCTCTGATGCCCAAGCAATCAAACAGAAAATTGGTGGTCACTTTATTGCCTGGATGATTAAAGGTACACGATGTGACAAGGTACATCCTTATGCACCATCAATCATTGCCAAGCTGATACAGGAAATAAAACTTCCAGTAGTATTGATGGGATCGGCTCGTGAACTAGAATTAGCTAATCTAATTCGCGCTGATCTGATTAAGATAAATGGGGACGCTAACGGATTAAGAAGAGCAATCACTGAACCTGGTGACGAATGGCCGATTAGACGCAGCTTGACTTTGGCACAACAGGCTGATTTAGTTATTGGTCCAGATACGGGTGTATTGTGGGCCTGCGCTATGCGTGACATGCCAAAGATTGTAATGTTATCCCATGCTTCCCCTGAGAACATTACTAAATATTGGGTGAGAACATCAACTCTACACGCCGATGTCAATAGAGTTGATTGTTGGCCTTGTCATCGACTACATGATAATATGGTAACATGCAGGCAGAACGAAGAGCAAACAGGCGCAGCTTGTATTAGTGATATATCGGTTAAGTCTATTGTGCAGGAAGCACATAAGTTGTTGGCCACGGGAACGGTGTCGGTTACTACAGCGTCACCGAAACAGAGTACCGATATTTGTACTTACAAGCATGGACGTCTGATTTACTTTCCTGGTGACCCTTATATGGGTAAGTTTCTCTCTGAACATGGTGAATATTCCGAGGGTGAAGTTGATCTGTTTAGACAGATTTTACAACCAGATGATTGCGTTATTGAAGTTGGTGCGAATATCGGGTGTCACACTATTCCACTAGCTAGAATGTGTAGGTCTGTTATTGCCATAGAACCTCAAACCACGTTGTTTAATACTTTGTGTGGTAATCTTGCTCTTAATGGTATTTCTAATGTTCAGGCAATCAATGCCGCTGCCGGTTCTGAAGTCGGAAGTTGTGTTGTTCCAATTGTTGATTATCAAGCATTGGGTGTTAATTTTGGTGGCATTTCAATGCTGCCTGCGGGTAGTTCAGGTCAGAAGATTACTATGATGATGTTAGTTGATTTAAGGCATTTGGTATCTAATCTAAAACTAATCAAAGCCGATGTTGAGGGGATGGAGTGGAACGTATTGATGGGGGCATGGCCTCTTATTTCAGAACATAGACCTTACTTGTATTTAGAAGATGATCGAGAAGATAAACGTGAACGTTTACATACCTTGCTTAGAGAGATGAATTATCGAATTTATCAGCATCATCCACCTTATGTTATTGGACACAATAACTTGGTTTCTCTAAACCTGTTTTGTGTCCCTGAGGAAAAGGAACTAGACCATGACGTTTCAATACGGCACGGCCTTACGCAATAACCAGATTGGCCAAATCCAAACGTCTATCGGCACAGCTGGTTTATTGAAAATATTTACGGGTGCCGAGCCAGCGAGCTGTACTGCGGCTGATCCTGCTGGACCTGTGGCAACGATTGCACTTCCAGCGACCTTTCTAACCTCTGTTGCTGGTGTGACAACTATTGCTGGTGCTTGGACTGCTAGTGCCGCTGCAACTGGTACTGCTTCAAGCTTTCGAATGTATGACGCTGCCGGTACCTGCCATGTTCAGGGGAATGTCGCCACCGATCTTGTACTTAACAATACCTCGATTACGTCTGGTCAGACGGTGACCGTTACCAGTTTTAGTGTTACCGCTGGGAACGCATAAAGGGAGTACCGCGATGGCCGTAGCGACCGCGACCCCGGAGCAACTGGCGCAACTGCATAATTTCGTGCAGATGCAGCGAGCGACGACTATCGAGTGGTTCAGGATTATGAACCAGATCGAGGCGTTGATCCTTGGCTGGAATAGTACCATCTTGGGCATTATCGGCCCGCCACAGAACACCGTCATTCACGATGCGAGCAGCCTCGCTGGTTGCTCAGAGTTGACCGACACACAAGTTACCAATCTGTTTGGTACACTTCAGCAGATGCACACGGATTACTTCACGGCGAACAATCAAGCCGCTGCCGTGCTGGCGACTGGACCGGGCAACTCAAGTGTTAGCTGATGGCTGTCAACCTAACCACAATTTGGCGTGCCAGACCACTTGGTAACAATGCCAATGGCGGCGGGTACGATCCCGGCATAGCTGGCGCGGGAACCGATTACAGTCAGCAGGATGCGGCGCAAGCCAGCGGTACCAACGGGTCCGCTACCGGAACCACCACATTCACCGCATCCGGTTTCACTTCTGCAATGGTGGGTAACGCCATCAATATTGCAGGGCAGGGGTTTTACTTCATTACCTCTTACACTAATGCCAGCAACGTTGTAGTAGATCGGGCATTAGGAACATTCTCGGGAGCAAGCTGGAGATTAGGTGGAGGTTGGTCGGACTTTGTAACCAATACGACGAGCGCCGGTCCACTGGTGCCAGGGAACATCATCTACATCCTGGGTGGGGCTGCACCGAGCTATGCTTCGCCGGATTACGCCGTATCGTATTTTACACCAGTTTCCGGTGCACCTGATCTCGGTTTGATACAATTTGTCGGCGACCCTAATACACCAATCAGTAATGGATATGGGGGACTGCCACTTATCAACTCGACCTATGGGATCATATTTTACCAATCGCAGTATTATGCTGTCCGTAATTTGTACATATTCGCTGGTAGCACGACAGGCGGTGGAATAGTTCAGTCATATGTCGGGCCAGCCTTTATAACGGGGGTGGTTTACGACGAAAATGGTTGGGATCAGTCTTTGACCGGGCTGACAGGTCCGTGTCATGTGATTAACTGCGAGATTTTTAGTTCCATTCCTGCAAGAGCGGGATACACTTTCCCTGGTATTAACTGTGGTCCGTATGGGACGAGAATTATAAACTGCAATATTCATAACTGCCTTGGTGTTGGTGTAGTTCTAACTTGGATCGGAAGTATACATAACTCAATTATCGCAAAGAACGGAGGCAGTGGGATAGTTTTTCAAGGGGATGGCAGCACTGGTTGGCTGACTGCTGTTTTCAACTGCACGATAGATGGCAACGGTGGACACGGCATAGAGATTGGGGTGGGAAACAGTAACAACCAATCCCTGTTAGCCCAGACAGCAATCGTGGGTAACATCATCAGCAACCATACCGGGGTGAGTAAAGCGGGGATCGCGGTCACTACCAACCTCGCAGTGCAGAACGACCTGTGCAAGGCGATGGTGGATTTCAACTCTTTCTACAATAACGCAGTCAACTGTTCTGGCATAAGCGCGGGAGCGCATGACGTTGCACTGCCGTCTGATCCTTATGTTGCTCAGTCAACCCAGAATTATAAGTTAAAGTGATGGCGTGGGTCCGCTCTGGCGAATGCTGTAAATGCGGTGATTGTTGCCGGGGTGGTATCGGTAACCTTCCAGCACAACCAGATGGTGCCTGCCCGTTCCTAGAACGTGAAGAGGACGGTCAGCGGCTGTGCGCCATACACAATTCTCAAAACACTTATTGGTCGCGCGGTTGCAATGTGTGGCCAGATCATCCCCACCAAATTAGGAATTACCATCGCTGCACGTTCAGCTTTGTGTGGCAGGATGACTGATGGCCGTTCAGACCATCTACCTCCTCGGAACGCCAGCGGTTACCCCATACTTCTGGGGCAACACTCAGCTTAACGGTTCAGCGCCGACCGCAGCTAATTCGGCCTTTGGTTGGGCACCAGCCAAAACTGCGATCACCACACCGTATTATCGCGGCCATCTTGGCGCGACGGCGACTAGCACCGATCCCGCTCTTTCCGCCAGTTACAACGCTTCGACAAGCGGTCCCACTGTGGGAACGGGAACTGGTGGCGGTACGGCTGGTGATTGTTTTGTCGTTGGGCCGTTAACCGGCACCTTCGCTGCCACGGCCTGGACCTTCAATTTCAACATGCGGGCCGGGACGGCAGGTTGTATCGGCCACGTCAACATGAAGATGTACCGGTCAACTAACCTTACCGGAGCCGTTGCCACTCAGCTTATCGCCAATACGGCGGGCGCGACCGTCACGCTCTCAACTACCGCCGACACAAATAGTTCGATTACCGCCTCGCCAGGACAGATAGTCCTCAACAACGCATATCTGTTTTTTCAGGTAGAGTGGCAGGAAACCACTGCCGGATCGAGTAACAACGACAACGTTTTCTTCCGCATCGGCACCGCTTCGATCACCACCGCTGATTTTGTTGCCGCCGTGACCGGCACGGTTGCTGTTACTGAGATTTCTGACACGATCGTCTCGACCGGCAGAACTCCCTATGTCGGCACGCTGGTAAAGACTGAGGCTCCCGATACGTTGGCAGCGTCTGGCGGGCCGATCGTCGGCGGTACGCTGGCGCGCAGCGAAGTACCAGATACGCTGGCGGCGACAGGGACTGGGCCTGCGGCTCCGATAGCGGTCGCCCCGTGGCCCCCAGCCTTCCCGCAACACGGCGCAGGGCAAAGTTTAGGTGTAACAAACTTTGACGCACCGGGTGCGGTGCAGCCAGCGATCAGCGGGTTGGTAGCTGTTGCTTGGCCCCCAGCCTTCCCGCAGCACAGGGCGGGGCAGACAACCGGTGTTACCAACTATACGCATCCCGGTGCGGTGCAACCGGCGTATCAGATCGCTGGTACTGGTATAACTGGCACTCTAGCGGTCACTGAGACTGCCGACACGCTGTCGGCGACAGGCACGGCCCCCCTCGTCGCCATTACCGGCACACTATCGGTCACCGAAAGCCCTGACACGGTCACCGCCGCAGGCACCGTTCAGGTACGCGGCACGCTCACAGCCACCCAGGCTAATCAGACGATTGTCGCGACTGGTGGTGTGACCGTTTCCGGCACGCTCGCGAGAACTCAAGCAAACCACACGCTGGTGGCGACCGGCACGGGCCTTGTAAGCGGCACGCTGGGGATTACCCAGGCAAACCAGACGCTCGTCGCAACGGGCGCGGTTATCAGCAGCGGCCTTACCGGCACCCTCAACCTCGCCCAGGCTCCGCAGACGCTGACGGCAACGGGCAGTGTCGGTTATGGTCCTGAAGAAAGCGTTCAGGCATCGCCCCTCATAGATTTGACGTATCCCGGTCCTTATCGGGTCGGTAATGAAGTTCATTTCGTCGTCGCGGGGCAGATCACAAAGGCTCAATTTCATCGACCCGCTGCATCGACGATCACTTCCAGACCGATGTTTCTGTATGAGACTGCCGCCGGGACACTGGTCGCCACGTCGAACGCATCGGTTGCGGAAACCGGAACGGGCTGGGTGCAGGTCGCATTCCCGTCTCCGATCCCGGTTGCGGCAGGTTCCAACTATGTAATTTCTTATGACGTTTCCGATATTTTTAGTTATGGAGGCTCTGCGCCAAACGTCACCAATGCCGCCCACGCAACGTGGATCATTGGAAGATACGGCGACATGGGGGCCGGATATCCGGCCGGTCTGGTAGCGGATACCAACTATTCAGCCGATGTTATTTGGCAACCGCTTAGCCTTCCTGCCGTTCTCGGCATCCTCGCTGTTACCGAAACGCCCGATACTATTGCCGCGACGGGCACGGTGCGCGTTTCGGGGACGCTCGGTGTTAACCAAGCGCCGCAGACGATCGCGGCGTCTGGTGGGGCGGTTGTAAGTGGCACGCTTGGTGTTCAACAGGCCAATCAGACGATCGCTGCGAGCGGCGGTGCGACAGCAAGCGGGTCGCTCGCTGCCGCCCAAGCCGCGCAGGCGGTTGCTGCCACGGGTACGGTCCGCGTATCTGGCACTCTGGCGGTATCTCAGGCCGCGCAGACGGCTGTCGCTGTTGGAACTGTGGGCGTCACGGGGGCGCTCAGTCTAAATCAAGCTCCACAGACGCTTGTCGCGACCGGCACGATCCTTACTGGGGTCATCGGCAATCTCAATCTGACGCAAGCCAGCCAGACGCTGGCGTCGGCCGGGACCGTCACCGGCTTTGTTGGCACTCTAAATCAAGTTCAGGCCAATCAGACCGTCGCTGCGAGCGGAACTGTTGCGCTCGCGGGAAGCCTCAACCGGACGCAGGCCGATCAGACGCTTGTGGCGAGCGGCGTCATCATCCCGGTTGTCTACGGCACGGCCAGTCTTGCCCAGGCTCCACAGACGCTTCTAGCGACCGCTACGGTGGTTGTTTCGGGGCGGCTCACCGTCAGCCAGGACAACCAGACACTGGCGGCCACGGCTCTCCTGGGGCCGGTTACGGGCGCTCTGGCGCTATCCCAGGCTAACCAGACGCTTCAGGCGATTGGTGTGCTGCGGATTGTCGGCGGCCTCGACCGGGCGCAAGACGATCAGACGCTCGTCGCCACTGGGGGCATCGGCAATGTCTGGATACCGGGGGTGCCGGGGACTATACCGGACGTGCCGCCCGATCGTCTGGAGACGCCGCCGCCATCCGATCGCCTTGTCGTTGCAACGGGGGATGACCGGCTCCACGGCACAGCGGCGTCGCCGTCCGTTCGCACGGTCACGACAGGGAACGGAGGGCGTTTGATTACCGTGCCCCCGCTGAGGAGGGTTGCCTAAATGGCGGACGCGTTTGGACCGATCAAGCCCGATCCGGCATCGGACTATTTCGTCTTTGACTTCACCGCGCAGATCGGGCCGATGGGGGGCACGATCGCCGCTGTGCAATGGATGGTGACGGTCGATGCGTCTTCGGGCGTCAATGATCCCACCCCGACCAATCGCATCCTCGCCGCGCCGACCTTCTCTTCGAATAAGACATCGGCGCTCCTGGGTCAGATGATCGACGGTGTGATCTATGACATCAAGGCTGAAGTCACGTTATCCGACAGTCGGATACTGTCGGATGCCGCAACGCTCCTCTGTACGTCCACCCAGGCCAACGATGTCTACATGACGGTAGGGCAGTTCCGTATCGATTATCCGGCCTTTGCCGACACGGCGAGGTTCACCGATGCGGAAATCCAGTATTGGATCGACATCGCGTGCTCACCTCCCAACGCGAGCTATGCTATTAACCAACAGCGCTGGGGCCAGTTTTTTACGCTTGGTCTAAATCTCTTCGTAGCGCACAATCTCGCTGTTGCCGACATGATGGTACAGCGGGCGGGACCGCCCGGCACCGGGACAGGACCGGGCGGCCACTACGGCTATTCATCCTTGGTTGGTGTCGGTGTACCGGCGTCGAAATCGGTAGGCGGTGTGTCGCTGAGTTACGACACGTCGATTGGCCAGGAGGCCAACGCCGGTTGGTGGGGCCAGACACCGTGGGGCAACCAGTATCTCTACTACCTCAGATTGGCCGGTTCGGCACCGATCCATCTGGTTGGCGTACCGGGTTAAAGGGAGGCACACGATGACACCAACGATGCGGAAGAATATCCAGAAGAATATCGATTATCACGTGTCGATGCGCGACCATCACCAAGAGGAAGCCGCCGCGCGCGCGGCCGAGGAGCCGCCGCATGATCCCGACACGCCGAGGAGCCGATCGCGCCAGCCGCAACCGGCGCAATCCGGTGACGCGAAAATGGCCGCGATGCATGACGACGTGGCAAAGCAATTGGCCGCCGTCTTGGCTGCTGATCTGCCGATGAGTGGCATCGATCACGCCATGGCTCAGCCCAAGCGCCCGATGCGTGGCCACGGCCAACCGACACCGTCAGCGGGCACGCTTCACTAAATGGCTCGCTCTGCCCCGCCAATCCGGCCATCGGGCGGTCCGCAAATCCCGCTGACGCCCGGCGGTGTGATCCAGATGACCGAGGATCACACACGCGAATTGCAAGCCGCGCTCGATGCTTTGAGCAGCATCGAAGTATTGATCGGCATTCCCAGCGACAGGGATAGCCCGCGCCTTGTCGATGACGCGACGACGGCGGAACCGGAGCGGCGAGAGGACACTGCTGAAGGCGGTATCCATTCCAATGCGACGTTGGGCTATATCCACGAACACGGCAGCGGCCTTAACAATATCCCCGCGCGCCCGTGGCTCGGACCGGGCGTCGAGCTAAGTAAGGCCGCGTGGCTGCGCTATATGCAGCAGGCGGGCGAGGCCGCGCTTAGCGGCGAGCCGGGGCGGATGGACAGGGCGCTGCACGCGGCCGGGACGACAGCGGTCTCGGCGGTGAAGAACCGCATCGTTGCCGGCCTCCAGCCGCCGCTCAGCCCAGTCACGATCGCTTTGCGACGCGCCCGCACACCGTCAAGGAAGGCGCGCGTGGCGTCGGATACCACTCCCTTGGTTGACACCGCACAGATGCTGAACTCGATTTCATATGTGGTGAAGAAATAGAGGCGTATTATGCCTTTACTCGACGTTAACGATGCCTTCGATCCCAGCTTTTGGGACAATATCGTTGTCGTTCGTCGCACCGTCGTCATGGACAATAACGGCCGGAACACGGTGACGGAGAAATCGATCACCACGCGCGCGGTGGTGACGGCGGCCGGCCCCAACGACTTACAGCGACTGCCGGAAGAGGAATATTTCAACAAGGCGATCGATGTCTATTCGCCATTCCGCTTCCAGGGGACATCGACCGACGAACTGGGCAACGTCGTCACGCATCCCGATCATATCTACTGGCACGGCTCGGTCTTTGTCGTGCGCGCGCTGGACGATTACGCGGGTTATGGGCGGGGCTTTATCCACGTCGTCGCGGTCTCGATCAACGCGATCGATCCGCCGCCGCCGCAAAAGGGCGGCGATGATCCGGCGGGGCCGGTTCCGACACCGTATAGCGGCGGCACGGTGCATTAGATGCCCTTTGCCGCCGACAGTAGATATCCCGGCTATCTCGGTCCTTCGCCTACCGAGACACTGCTACAGGTCAGTTGGGAGAATTTCCTCCAGGCCCACGTTGCCGGGATTATTGGCTTGCCGGGCAATCTGGTACGCCCGCGATGGCAACCCAATCCGCCGCCCACGCCCGATGTCTCGGTTGATTGGGCGGCTTGCGGGATAACCCGCGTCACGGCGAGCTTCGAACCATCCAGCCAGCACTACGGCGACGCAACCGGCGGTCTTGCGGGCTATGACCGCGTGCGCCGGCAGGAACAGGTGACTTATCGCGTATCCTGCTATGGGCCGAATGCCGGCGACAACTGCTCGATGCTGCGCGATGGTCTCTATGTCGAGCAGAACCGCCAGTTCTGGAAGCTGAATGCGGTAGGGCTGGTCGAGGCGCAGACGATCGACCACGTCCCCGATCTCTTTCGCCAGCAGTGGCGCGACCGCTACGATCTGGAAATCATCGTAAACCGCGAAGTCCGCCGGATTTATCTGATCCGCGATCTGGTCCGTGCGAAGGGCGTGATCCTCGCCAATCCGCCGGGCACTACGCAGACGGTCGATGTCGAATGGGATACCGACCGTGAGGGGGTTTGATGGCATCGCAGATCGATAGCTCTATCCCGCATGAAGGCAAGGCCTACACGTCCAACGTGCGGGATAACTTCGAGATTGCGCGCCAGGAAAT